TGGAGTATCATTAGAATCACTATGAACTGATTTGACCTCAAAAGCTGAAGGGAAACGTTCACCATTACGGAGGAAAGAAATTGATTCTAAATTAGCAACTTCGCCACCACCAGTTCCTACAGCATTTGGAGCTTTAAGAGGCATATATGTAAGGAAACCATCTTGGGCTAAATTATTTATAAAATTTGCTGGAACAAAATTCACAAATGAAGCAAGAACCTTAGATAATCCAAGATTAAAGTTTACTATGGAATTTGTGCTTTCTAAAGTAGAGAAATAAGATGTAATAGAATTAAATGAAAGAACACCAGTATCGGGTGCTTTTGCTTCATCACCATACTCAACTTCACAAGCTACTTCTAACCCACTTAACTCATAGAAAGCATTAGCAACATTACCAGTAGTAGCATCACTCGAATAAAATACTTGTGAATCCGGTGCTAGATGAATTTCTATTTCTAGGGGTAATTTTGATAATGGTAGTTTATCACTTCCAAGAGTTAGACCCGAAGGAAGTGGAATACAGAAAGGAGAAGCCCGAGTATTACGAATAACACTATCACGATATGATTGATAATTAGGATAAATTAAAGCAGTTTCACCTAAATGACCAGCTACATCTTGCATACCAGCCATAACGGGCATATAAGAAGCCATAAATCTTCCATAATGTCTAATATGCTCAATTACTTGTTTAGTTTCTGCGTGTCTAAAAACAAGTTGATCTATTACTGAATAAATTCCAAGCTTGTGAGAACCACGAAGTTCAGAAGCTTGAGCATCAGTTGGGTGAAGAGTTCCAGCGGCATCACGCCATATATTTAAATCACCACTAAGACGAATAGAAGATAAATCAAGCATAGCATCTTGACGACCTAATGTAATAGTAAGAATCGGATTACCACGAGCAAATGAAACCTTGCCCGTAGATGGAACATTACTCGGCTGAACTGAAAGATATTTCTTAGCAACACTCATTTTATATAATAATATACATAAAATAAATAACAAATAAAAAATTAAAAAAAATTCATAGAAAATATGGGTCTAAAATTGACCCTTGACCTAAAATAGGTCTATATGTAATCAATTCTATATGGGTTTATTTTGACCTATGGGTCTATTATTGACCCATTATAGAGTAACCATAACTGAATCACCTTTGATACTAATTCTACGGAGATGGAACATAAAGCAGTATAGAAGCTTATTGTGAGTTGGAGGAAGGTCAGCACCAGCAACATCACTTTCATTATATAATAGCTGTAACTGATTTGTCTTATTATTGAGATTTGCTACTCCATCATTAAGAGCATAAGCACGACCAATCAAGAAATTTCTATTGTAATCAACAAATGACCTTGGAACAATACCAGCTTGAGTTAGTGCTTTTTCTAACTCAATTAGAGGCTGAGCCGCAATACTTATTCCACGATTAATCTTGGATACAACTATTGGTCTGCTTGGAACTAATTTATCATCTACTAACATTTGATACTGGGTTAATCGGTCAATTATTCCAACTTGACCCGAGCGGATAGAATGAAGGCGACCATCCATAGTAGTTACTTCTTCTGCATAACAAGCTGAAAGACCACCAATTAAATCAGCACTATCTAGAACCTTAGCATCACTCGGCATAACAATCATAGACTTAGCCCTTGTATTCGATACTTGGACATTTACTGTTGCGTTGCGATTGCTAGATAATAGAGAATGTTTATAGTTGGTTACACTAGGAATATCAATCTCAATAGAACCACCATCTCTCATCTTTTTCATCATTCCAGCTTCATATCGTGGGTCTACACCAACTTGCTGAATTACAAGCTCTACGTTAGAAATTTCACAAGTAGCAGCATATGAAGTTTGTTTAGCAATTAGCTGTGTAGTATTATCATCATTTTGAGTTCTAAACTGGTCAATAGCAGCTGAGAAAAGAATGAAGTTATTTGAGGTTGCTTGGACGCCAGTTCCACTATCACTATTCTGAAAATTAGCAAATGTAAGTTTTACATATCCACCATCAAGTGAAATATCAGTAATAGCTGGATAATCTTGTGCCCCATTTTGAGTTAAAGCACATTCATTATTGGGGTCAGTTGCCGAACAAATACCAATTCTTTCACCCTTCACAAATGGGCAATTTTCTACACTAATCATATTATTTTGTTTACCTAAAAATATTTCACTTTGATTATTAGCATTATCAATTGCTAAAGCCGCACCCCCCGCACTAACACCATGAAATACTGGGTTCTGCTTCATTCTACGATGGCGATTAACACTATCTAACTGCTTAATAAATCTTGCTGGGTCTTCTAAATCTACCTCAATAAATAATCCATTTGTGAGCATAACTGGGAAAATTTTATCACCACCATCAGCAAAAAGACCCGAATGAATGGGTAGAGATAATTTAGCAGTTAGGAAATCATCAGCCGTTCCCCAATCACGACCAGCGGGAACAGTAGAAACTGGCTTGTAATAAGGATTAGACCTAATATCAATATTGTTAGAAACTGAAGTCCCAAGAGTTCCACGATTCTCAATATTATCAATTAAACATCCTTCTTTTAAGGCTCTCATTTTTCTCATACTATCATCAGCATCATATGAATACTGAATTTGCACTTTAGCGTTGTATTCAGTAATTTCTTCTAGGAGAACTGCCCGATTTCCCGAATATATCCTTAAATTCTTCACAACTGACTGACCACCAATAAATGGGTCTAAATGAAGACGAGTAGGAGTAAGACCAGCTGGAACAGCAAGCTTAATATCAAACTGAAGGAAAGAATTTTTACCATCCATAAATTTTACACTAGGTGGAATCTCAAAGTCTACACGGCGACCCGACTGTCCAGCCGTTCCCGAATAAGATTGTCCATTCGTGGAAGGAATAGAAACTTGGGTTTGTGAAACTTTAATTTTCTCATCATTACGCCAATAAGAACTCATTTTATAATTATAGAATATAAAATAAAATATGAAAAATAAATTTAAAAAAAATAAAAAAATTACTGAGTTCTACCAACAGCTTGTTCTACACCTTCTGCTGATACTTCACCTCTTTTTTGAGATGTAATATCTGCTGCTGCCGTTTCTTTACTTTTTTCAGCTGATTCTAATTCACCAGCACCCTCAACAAGAGAACTTACTAAACTAATACCAGCACCAGTTGTTTCTAAAGCAAGAGCTATAGGTGTTACACCACCAGTTGCTACTCCAGCAACTTCTAAAGCACTACCAACAATATTACCAATATTACCATATCTTGCTGCGTTATTAGAACCGAAAGCATCCATACCTTTTTCTCCACTTAAATATCTACCAACATCTTGGAAAGCATCGATACCACCACCTAATCCAGCAACACCAAGTTTACCAAATGTTTTTGCTCTACTTAAAAATTTACTAACATCTTCAGCCCCTTCTTTTAATGCCGTTCTCGCGGCGGCACTACCTTCTACATCACCAGCAACATTTTCTAAACCTTGTTGTTCTGCTGTGTATAATTCTTGAGGAGCTGCTGCTTCTGCTTCTCGTAATCCTTCTTGAGTTGGAACACCAACAGTAAGACCAGTTCTTGTTCTTAAAGGCCCAGTCTCTGCTGTAAGTGCCTCAATATCAGCACCACGAGCAAACTGTTCAGCACGAACTTCATCTGCTGTTCCAGTTAATCTACCAGCTGCTGCTCTTAATTCTTCAGCAGTAGATATACCCGCTCTTTCTTGTCCCACTTCTTTCCCCATTCTTTCAGCAAGTGACGTTGATACTTCTTTAAAACCAAGTTTAGCACCTTGTTTAATTGCGGCTCTTTTAGCAACTAATTTACCACCACTAGTTACTCCACTTAAAATATTCTTTTGTAGCTTAGAACTTCTATCTTCATCTTGTGCTAAATTTGATTCATCTAATTGTTCTGCTAAAGTATTATTAAAATCCCTTGTAGCTTCATTAATTTGTCTTGCTGCTTCTGTTTGAGAATTAGCTTGTGCTATAGATGCTCCACTCCCATACAAATCCATTTTATATTATAACAAAGTTTTTTATTTTATTTTATTTAAAATAAATTTATTTGCCGACTTTTTTTTGAGCTTTCTCGTGAGCTGCTTTAAAACTCATACCCATCATCATATCTTTTTTCATCATATCCATATGTTTCTTACTATGATGAACTGAATGTTTTTTTAATCTTTTTTCTTGTGCTTCAGTAAGTTTTTTCATAGCTTTCTTGGGTTTCTTTTCTTGCTTCGCTCCGCTGACGGGGGGTGGTTTTTTCATACTTTGAGTTGAGCCATACATTTTATATTATAACAAAGTTTTTATTTTATTTTATTTAAAATAATTTATTTTCACCTTCAGCAATCTTTGTCTCAAATCGTATATATGCGGTTGCTGGATTAGTTTGTAGATCAAGATATAAGAAACTATAAGGGGCATCTCCAATTGCTTTATTATATAATTCCATAAAAATATTGGGAAACATATCTCCATATTCTTCAGCTATTTTTTCTAATTCTTTTTGATTTTGTTGTTTCATAATAATTACATCAGTAGCATTATTACGAATCAAACCACTAACAGCACGGAAACTTTGAGTTGTAAAAGCAAGTAAACCAATTCCATAATGACGGAATCTAGTAGCAAGGAATGAAACAGCATTATTTTTCTTAAAATCTTTTGTAAGAATATCATCTAAAACCATAGCAACAGTTGGTCTCTCAAAATCTTCATATTTCTTTTGAGCTTCTATAATATCAGTAATCATTTCATCGGTGTAATGGTCTTCACAATCAAAATATTTATTCATTAATTTACCCTTGGGGTCAGCATTTAATGTATTACTAATAATTTTCACTATATCGAATTTATCCTTATACATATCGGGGTTACACAATAAATTTACAAGTAAATTACTTTTACCTTGTTTTACTGAACCAACTATCAAAAGTAAGGATGGTGGTTGAGGTAAGTGAGGATGAATATCACTAAATCTATCATCGGGGTCGGGGTCTTTTACTTTAAATACCTTGGGTGGTGATTTCTCCATTTATATAATGTATAGATATTTTTTAATCTAAAAATAAACTAAATATTAAATCTTCGGGGATTCTATATCTATCTAATTTATTTGTGCCGTTATTATAATTAACTTTGCCTTTTTTTTCTCCAACGGTATGGACTTCTTTTGATACATTTATTTTATGTTTTCTTCTTTTATCATATCCTCCATCACATACTTTTTTATGTTGTCTTAATTCTTTTGTATTACATAATACCTTCTTGCCGTCTATCATTTCATAGCCATTACCCAATACTTTATTATGTTGTGAATCAATCATATTACCACAAGCCCCACTTTTATCACAAATTAAATTAGTCCAATCTTTTTTATTAGTCCATATACGAGTTCTTTTTTCATATCCCCAATCACTATACATACAATAAGATACATCATAAAAGGGTCGTCCCTTCATTATATCTCTACTTTTTAATTTACCCTTTGCTGGATTTTCTAAAAACCAATAATGAGGATTAAAATAATCTATAATCTCAAATGATTTTAAAACTAATTTATCTGCTTCATTCATGTTTTTATTCATAATTTCTTTTGTATAAATTATACCATCTTTCTTCTTTCTACCTAACCAGCAATTTTGCAAATTACTATATTCAGTGCAAGGTGGAGATGCCCATACAATATCAAACTCATCTTTAGAATATTGTTTATAATCAAAATTCATAATATCTACTTGATGGTCAGCTGGTAGTAACATATCTACAGAAACAACATCCCAACCAAGAGCCTTACAACATTTACCTACTGAACCAGTGCCGGAAAATAATTCTAATACTTTGACCATATGTTATATTATTATAAATAAAATATTTTATATAATAAATATGAACCAGCATTTTTACATCAATCTAGAACACAGAAAAGAAAGAGATTTAATTACAAGACAAGAGCTTAAAAAACTTGGAATCAAAAAACCAAATAGATTTAATGCTATTACTCACGAAATTCCATTAGTAGGTTGTGCAAGATCACACATAGCTGTTTTAGAAAAAGCAAAAGAATTAAATTGGGATTATGTTATTATATTTGAGGATGATATTAAAATAGAAGGTAAAAAATCAGTAATCCAAAAATTTAATAAATATATAAAAAAAGATTTTTGGGATGTTTTATATTTTGGATGTTGGAATTATTTACCACCCGAAAAAATAAGTGATGATTTGGCTAAGGTTGTCCGTGCTGTATGCTTACACGCATATGTAGTAAAACAACATTATTATGATACATTAATTAATCATCTTAAAGAAAGTGTAGAATTAAAATTAGTGAATGATGTAAGAGAAAATAATAATGATGAATATATTCATACTTTACAAAAAAAAGATAATTGGTTTACATTATTACCAATACAAGTAACTCAAAGAGATGGATGGTCAGATAATTTTAAAGAATTTAGACCTTATAGTGAAAGGATTAAATTTGTGCCTCAACAACCATCTTAATAAATTCAGTTGTTTTTTCATCAAAAGAAATATTTTTAGAATCAAGTTTCATATTTTCATCTTTAAATTTCTCTTTATCAATTGTATTTTTCCCGTGAACCACAGCAGTCATATTATATAATGGGTTAGTTACTGATATAGTTTTTAATTTACAAGATTGGGTCAATCCTAGACCCTCTGCTTTATTTGAGTGCAAAAATCCACAAGTTTTATTATACCAAGATTTAGTCATCATTAAAGTGGCTTCGTGAATTAGTTTTTTATTATCCCCACAATCAAGAGCATAGAAATCATCTTTTGTATATGGTGGATAAATAAAGACCATTTTATTACAGCCAACGCAACCCGAGTTATTTTTTTTTAGTGTATCAAATGAATGTGATATATATGTTGGTTCATATAAATCATCATCGTCCATAAATACAACTATATTATTGTTTGCGTTTTGTATTAGTCTATGTCTTTTTTCACCTATACTTAATTTTGTTTTATTTCTCAAATACTTTAATTTTATGGGTTTAATAGCTGAACTAAATTCTTCATAGTTTTGTATGAGTGGCTCATCACCATCATCGTGAATCACAACTTGTAATAATTTATGTGGATATTCTTGTATCAATAGATTTCTTAAAATAAAGGGTAAAAAGTTTCTTCGATTGTATGTTGGTATCAAGATTGATATTTTCGGCAAATTACTCATATATTATTATTTAGATTTTATTTTTATTTTTTAATTTATCCCCATAACCAACCTTTTGATATTTCTTCTTTTTGTTTTTCTTTTTCTTTGATGTAATCTTTAATGATTGATATATCAGCTTTTATACTTATTAGATCCGTTTTAATTTTATTAATGCTTTGATTGATTACGTGAACTTCATTTTTCACCTTCTCAATAGGTTTTTCTACAAACGGATTAGAATAATCACTCATATATTTTATGAAAATATTAAAATCAAAATTAAAAAATAATTAAATATTAAAATGAATTCTATAACACCGAGACCCTTACCCGAAAACATAGATGAATGGTCAGATGAAATAGAGGAGCTATTAAGTGAATGGGGTGAAGTCAGTATGTGTTATGCTTATCTTCATAATTATAGCACAAGGAAATATAAGAAGAAATATCAACATTTACAAATTCCAATTATTGTTTTATCTACACTAACTGGTGTTGGTAATTTTGCAGTTGATAGTTATATTCCCGAAGATTATCAACACGGGTTTACTGCTGTTGTTGGTGGTTTTAATATATTTTGTGGAATACTAGGAACATTAGGGTCATTCTTAAAATATGCTGAAACATTCGAAGGTCATAGGATTTCAGCATTAGCTTGGTCAAAACTTGGAAGAGCAATTGAGATAGAATTATCATTACACGAAAAAAAGAGAAAACCTTGTAGAGATTTCCTCAAAATATGTAGAGCTGAATATGATAATTTATTAGAATCATCACCTAATATTGATTTGGATATTATTACTATGTTTAATAAGAAATTTGAGGATAAATATCCAAATGTTAGAAAGCCAATAATATGTAATGGTCTCAAAGAAATTAAACCTTATAAAAATCATAGTATTGTTAAAGAGCAAGAAGAAGAACCCGCAAGCGAACCCCACTCGGTGCCCGAACCCGAACCCGAAACAAGTATTAATCTAAATGGGTCAATTTTAGACCCATCGGTCAAATTAGACCCATAGATAATTCATTTTATATAGACCCATTTTAGGTCATAGGTCAATTTTAGACCCATATAGATTATTACCATTTTTGTATAAAATAGAAGTCAATTAATTGTAAAATAAAATAAAAAATAATAAATTGTAGAAATTTTTTTCTTGATTAATACTATAAAGATGAGTTTTATGCCCGAAGTCAAAATGGATTTTATTCCCGATGATATGAGTGATGAAGAATCAATAAATATTGATGAATTTAATGAAGATAAAGATAAGACACAAGAAGAGATAGAAGAAGCTAAAGAAGCTAATATTGCTCCGGAGGTGGAAGAAGAAACACCACAAAAAATACCAAAGGCTAAATCAAAGAGAGATGAAATGAATATTAATGAGATATTTAATATGCCCGAAGCCATACCACCTAATGTAAAACTAACTAAAAAAGGTAAACCGAGAAAACAAAGACCACCTATGACTGAAGAACATAAAGCAAAACTTGCTAAAGCAAGAGAAAAGGCTATGGAAGCAAGGAAAAAAAAAGCCCAAGAAAAGAAAGAAGCAAAAGCATTAGAAAAAGAAGAAAAAGAACTCTTAAAAAAACAAAAAGTAAAAAGAGTTAAAAAATTAAAAGAAGAAGTAGAAAATAATGAAGAAGGAGCAGAAATTGACCCACCTAAAAAAGAACAATCATTTTCTAAAAAAGATTTAGAAGAAGCACAATTAGAAGCAATTATGAAATATGAAACAATTAGAAAACAAAGAAAGAAAGAGAAACAAGAAAAACAAAAGAAAGATGCTGAAGAAGAGGCTATAAGACAACAATTAAGACGTGCTGTTGCTCCTCCTCAAGAATATAATCCGTTTAGTGGATGCTATTAAATTATTATATTTATATATATAAATGAAAGAAACTATTGCTAAAAATACTTTATCTTTTTCTTGTAGTAAAAAAATGAAATGGTTGCGAACACCAAAAGATATATGGGATGATTTAAGTAAAGAATTTAAATTCACTTGTGATATGTGTGCAAGTGATAATAATCATTTAGTTGATAAATATTATACAGCTGAAAATTCAGCACTTGATAAAGATTGGACTGATGAGGTTGGTTACATACATCCTTTATTTGATGGTAAGATTGGTAAGTTCGTCGAAAAAGCAAGTAAAACAAGAGGTTTATTTGTTTTTTTATTACCAGCTTCTACACATACAAAATATTTTCATGAATATTTTTATAAAAAAGATAATGTAGAAATAAGATTTTTAAGAAAACCTAATAAAGGATTTAGATTTGGACACGATGATGGAACTGAAGATGACCCAAATAGTATTGGTTACATAAAACCATTAATGATATGTATTATGGATAATACTAACTTAACTTAAATCTACGTTTATAATCCTTAATATTTTTATCTCTACTTGTAGATGCCCCCCATAGTATATAATAACTTAAATAACCCGCAGACATATAATCACCCTTCTCTAAGTCTTTTTTATGACGAGCTCTGTATTTACTTCTTCGCTCTTTGTCTTTGTGTTGGGTATAATCTTCATAGCGTGAATCACCGAATTGGGTCGTTTTTATCTTCTTATCTCCATCATAAAAAATAGCTTTTAATTTCTTATTTTTTGCCGTTCCTTTTTCGACAACCATTTTTATCATAGTTTATTTAATATGATAAATATAAAAAATTTACATTACAAAAATTACTTTAAACTACAAAAACCATCTTCATCTTCTTCTACTTCATAATCACTTTCACTACTTGCTGAACCTTCACTTTCACTATATTTATCCTTTCTAACATATTTAGGAGGTTTATAATCTTCATCTACTTTAACATTATCTTTAAATTCAGCGATTAAATCGGGACGACCAACCATAGCTAAAATACTTGTTATTTCTTCATAAGTAACTTGATCCATTTATATATATACTTTAGAAAATTATTCTAGATATTTTTCTGAAATTTCACTTTCAGTTAATGATTCTTCTTTTAATGATTTCATCAATTCTTCACAAGTCCATTCTTGTTTAAAATTACAAGCTAAAAAATGGGAAGCCCAACAATCATCTTCCCAGCCTTCAGTAATACCCCAATCTTCAGAACAAAATTTTTCATATTCTTCTTCAGTCCAAGCGGAATAGATACTCATAACCATTTTATATATTATCAATATAATTTAATTTAAATTTATTTTTTTTGTTTTTTTTCTTTATTTTTGTCTCCACCCTCAAGTATTTCTTCTATCAAGCCTACGGGTGTTCTTTTTATTTTTGTAATCTTATAAATAACAGCACTTGTTTTATCTACATTTGCGTATTCACCATCACTATCATGAATAGATGTTGTTATATCAGCAATCATAGTAGGTTTTGTAACAGTAAATTGTATATCACTTGGATTACCTAAGAAATAATCACTTGCTCCCGAATATTTATCAACTATCGATATAATTGGTAAATTTGCTCCAGTTGGATTTCCACCAATAGCTGTTGCTCCTTCTAAAATATTACTTCTTATTGTGTAATAAGGTCTTAATACTGATTTCTGCAAATCAGTAGCTGTAATGGTTGTGCTTTGGGTTAAAACATCAACTTGGTTCCATAATTCTAAAGGTTTAGCATTTGCTGGGGTAAAACTCGGACTACCAGCCGAATATACAAATTCATCATTACCACCAGTATTTATTGCTGTATAGCCGGGGATACAAGTTGGGTAAGGTAATGAATTATAATACATAACAGCACCAAATTGATTAGTTACATAATTTTTAGTATCAGTTTGGACGACCTCAGCATTTGTAGTTGGTCTATATAATAAATTACTATTTTCATTATCAACTCTTTTAGTTAATACATTTTTAGATGTAGCTGGGGCATTCACAGCATTATAATCAAAACCTAAAATATCCCATAAATTATCTTCCCAATTATCTTCATCAAACAACCTTGCATATACACCTAAGTTAAATAGAGCATTATTACGTGAGCCTTCACTAAACCCTTTACTACATAAATGCT